CCACATCACCGATGCAAGACGCCGCAGCGCCGCCGCTCTGGCCAGATGCTCCCGCCGCGATGCAGAGGCTGGCGAAATTCGTCGCGGCGCTGTTGATGCCAATGGTGATCGGCATGCTCGAACCGGGTGCAACCGGGACGTTGTTCTTTCTGGCATAGGCACCGGAGCCGCCACCGGGGCCGCCGTTGTACATGTCCGGGCCATAATTCGGTGTGCCCGCCGTGCCCGGAGCCCCAGCGCCGATGCACTCGGCCTTGTCGATCAAGACGCAATCGACAGGGACAGGCCAGTTGTTGCCGGATGTGAGGACGATCTGTGGCATCTTACTGCAACGCCTTAATCGTGTAGGTCGCAACGCCAGCGATACGGCGAAGCGAGATGATAAATTTGCTGCCGTTTGTCGTGGTCAGGGGGTCGCCGACACCAGCGCCGACCGTGAAGCCAGCGAACGTGACCGCGCCAGCCGCCGCGCCGTTGGTCATCAACAGGTCCATCGCGCAATCGACGGTCGGCGCAGTCAACGTCAGCGCGCCGTTGTTGGTGAAGAACTGATAGTTGCCGAGCAGCGGGTTCGGGGTGAACGAGCCGGGCGTTGCGAGGTTTTTCGGCGTCAGCGAGAAACCGCCGGATATGTTCTGACCGCCAGCTACGTTGAGCGTGTTGTTATCGACATATTGCTTGGTCGCAGCGGCGAGCGCGGCAGTCGGATCGCCGACAAGCAACAGTTGCCCTGTCATGCTGTCGCCAGCCTTGCGCAGGAACACGCTCAGATCGGCGGCAGCGACGATGATCCACGCCGCATTTTGGCGACCGTAGGTGTTGCCGTCCGAAGGCGCGTCGGGGAAAGAACCGCCTTGCGGCCCCGCTGGCCCTTGCGGTCCTGCTGGTCCTGCCGGACCTGCGACGGTCGATGGAGCGCCTGCCGGTCCCGGTGTGCCCTGCGGCCCTTGCGGACCCGGCACCGTCGATGCCTCACCCGCTGGTCCCGGTGTGCCCTGCGGCCCCGGCGGACCTTGCTGGCCGACACTGATGATCGCGAGATCATCCGTTTCTGGCGTGACGGTGACATTGCTTGTCATCGGCTCGGCCCCGCCTCATGAACGATCGTTCCCGACCACATCTCCAATTGCAGCGGTCCCGTCGTGCGGATCAACGAATGGACGTAGGTGTCGGGCGGCAATTCCTCTAACTGCTGCTGCGTGATCCACACGGTGAAAAGACCGCCCGGCGCGTCGGTGATGACGATGCCGCCGTTCTCCGTGGTCAAAAGCAACACCTCGGCCACATCATTCAGATTTTTTCGCACGCCCATGTGCATGGTGCTTCCGGTCAGATCGATCGGATTGGCGCTGGTGTCCTGATAGCCGAAGCCACGATAGAAATCGGCATCGCTCGTCGTCGTGATGTTGACGATGGTCATTTCAGACAATCCTCGAACATGGTTGCGATTTGCTCCTCTGTGGTGATCGAGCCAGACGCGATGCCAGCGACGGCTTCGCGCTCCAGAGCAAAACACGTCTGAACGTGGGCATTCACCGCCCTCAACAGCGCGATCAATTCCAGACGATCGAGGGTCAGGAAGCCGCCCTCCATCGTCTTCCAGCGAAACATCTCGCCGTCTTCCGCCGTGGCAGCAATTGCCGCGAGCGCCGCGCAACTTTCCCGTGATGTGTCGATCTTGCAGACGTGATAGTCGATGCCAGCGGTCTGCTTTGTGAACCGCCGCTTTGCCGCATTGGCGAGAAGCTGCACCCGATTTCCGCGTGCTCGCGCGTGCTCTCGCCAATTCGGATTTTGCAGGATGGCGTTAATCTGCGCCTCGACATCGGCGGGAGCCGTCAAAACATAGCCATCGTAAATCACGCCGTCGCGCGGCCTTTCGGCTGCGGGAAACAACCGCATCAGATCGCTGACCTCGTCGGGCGCGAGGGCTATCATTGCAACTTCCCAATCCAGACGACGAACGGACACAACGCTGGCCCCTGCGGCTGATTTTGCGCCTGCGCAAACCGCAATTTTTGTCCTGGCTGCATCAGGACCGATGCGATCGCCATCGAATTGGCTTGCGCCACATTGCCCTCGGCGTTGACGCCCAAGGCACCGGCCATGGTGATGTAATTATTGTTGGTGTCGAACAGCTCGATGTAGGAGTACGCGCCGTTGGCAATCGTCCCGAGCATATTCAGGATCGCCAGATAAACCCCGGCTGTCGGTGCGACGAAGAAATCTGGCCCCAAGGGATTGCCAGCGGGGAAGGTGTTGTATTGCGCGACCCAGCCGGTGACGTAGGTGGGCACCCACGCATTCGGGATATATTGATTGACGGCAGCCAGAATGGCTCTGACCGGACTGTCAGCAAGCGGTGGCGAACCAGTGACGCTGACGATCTGAAACTTCGCGCCATCGAAACACAGCAGAAGCACTTGACCGGCTGCGGCATCGCCGGTCTGCGGGTTGCTGCCATCGACGCGCGTGACTGGCTTCGCTGGCAGCGCATTGACGACGATGTTCGCAGGCCCGGTGACGAGCGGGTGCGCCAGTTTGACCGAGAGGAAATCGCCTTCCGTGATCGATATGACCGCTGGCGCGTAGAGTGCAACGATGGCGTTCGACGCGGTGCCGCTGTCGTCGGCATAGGGAATTTTGGTAATGGTCTGGGTATTGGTGCCGCTGCCACCGACGCCGCCGCTGCTCTGCACCTGCCAGCGAACACCATCGAAAGCAAAGCTAGCGATGCCGCCAGCATTCAACGTATTCGATGGCGGCAGCGTGCCATCTGGCATGATGACGTTTGCAGGACCGCTGCCTGCATCGAGTGTCAGCGTCTCGTGCGTGCCGTCGTTGATGTTGCTGAACAGCACCTTCACGCGCAGCGGCAGACCGGGTGTGTAGGCCCCGAGCGCCGGGAATGGTTCGACCACCATCGCATTCTGCGCGCCGTTGTCGATCAGGTAATTCGAGGCTTGCGAACGAATAGCCCGCGCGAGTTGCTGAAGGTCGCCGTCGTTGGGTACTATTCCATTGACGGTGATCGCCGCTACGATTTCGCGCATCGGATATTCGATGGACGCCGCTGGCGGAATTGAACCTTCAATGCCAGCGGCAGGATTGCCGTTGATATAGCCCGCATTCGGATCGGTGATGCCGTAGGGCGGTTCGTATTTCATCGCTGTCGTCCTTCTTCGTTACGGTGTGCCAGCCATCGGGTCGTCGTTGCCGTGCCCGATGTTGGAGTAATCAAAAACGATGTCGCTGTGCGCTGGCTTCCAGCGATCGAGCAGACATTCCAAATCTTCCGCGAGCCCGATTTCCAGATGATGATCGACCCCGAGTTGCCCCTGCGTGACGCGAAACCACGTCAATCGCGCTCCGGTGACGTGCACGGTCCAGTAGAAACGCAATTCTGGCGGCCCGATGTACCAGCGATAGTCGCCGACCAGCGGATTGGGATCGAGCGGCGGCGTGCGCGTGTCGCCCACTTGGGAGACGCCAACCATGAATGGCGCATATTCGGTGATGGTGATCGTGTAGCCGAGCATCGCCGCGAGATCGATGAAGAATTGCCGCGACTGGTTGCCCATCAGCGTCATGCGCGCCACCAGCGCGATCTGTCGATCGCGGATCGTCAGCGGCCCGGTGTAACAAGGATCAGGCAATCCCCAATTACGTTCCCAATCCGACAGCATCAGAATGGTCAAGCGCGGGTCACTCTCCTGTTCGAGAAGCAGCGATGCCGCCAATTCGAAATTGCCCCAGATGCCGGTCAGACCGCGCACCGTTTTCATCAACACGCTGTCCCAGAAGCGCGGCCATGCCTGACCTTGCGGCAGCAACGACTGCAACGCGTCGGCGTAGTCCTCGCCCGTTCTGGTGACGTGACTATCGGGCATTGTTTCTCCGCAGATATTTCAGCACCTTCGAAACACCGCGCGAGACGCGCTCGCAGAGGGCGCATTTAGGTTTCGGTTTCCACACGCGATGTTTCGTTTTGCTAGGCATAAAGCACCGTCCCCAGCACCGGCATGTAGCCGGGCGCTGGCATTGGCGTGGTTGTGAAGATTAGTTCGTGCGACACCTCGCCGACCGCTTGGCTGATCGCCTCATCGACCCATGACGCATACATCGTCTGACCGGGCTGGCTTCGCGCGAATTCCATCGCGTCGATCGAAGCCTCGATGTTGCCGCGCGTCGTCGGCGTGTCGTCCACCAGATTGTTGATGGTGATGTCGTAGAAATAGAGCAGCGGCGCGATAACCCAGCAATCCTCGACCGTGACCGGGCGCACGCTGTCGATGTACGCCTGCACGGTCGCGACGTCGTTTGGCTGCGGCAGCCCGTAATTGTCGGGATAGGTGTCGTCCATCAGAAACCGCACGGTGATGGTGCCGACCCCCATCTCGGGCGCGGCCCATGCCCGCGTGACGCCGGGCACCGCCAGCGCCCACCGCACATAATCGGCTTGGCTGCCGCCCATCGGCGGCTGCTGGATGCGGAACAGGATGCGTTCGCGCAATTCGTCGTCGGTCTCGACGTCGGTGCCGCCAACCATGTCGCCGAGCAGGTTCGCGGTCTGCACGCCGGGAATGGCAAAGACGATATTCAGCCCGGTGCCGTCGGGGAGATTTCCGACCGTGCCTGCGGTCAAGGCGATGGCTGGCGCGGTCCCGGCCCCGGTGGTGTCGAGCGTACCCGCCGCCGTGGTCTGATATTGTACGCTGTTTGGTCCCGAGAGCAGCGTTGCGATCGGGATAGGGATGGGGACGTTCCCCGGATTTCCGGCGAATGCGACATTGCCCGATGCGAAGGTCGCGGCCTTGCGCCCTTTCGAACCGTCTGCATTCTTCAGCCAGATCACGCCGTGCCGATCGAGCCACACCGTCTCTGCGGTGTCCGGCAACAACTGTTTGGCGAGCCAATCGAGGTACAGATAGGCCAAATTCGCCAACCCCGACATCGCATCGCTCATGATGCGCAGCGCCGAATTCGGGATCAGTGCCACCGCACCCAGTTGCGAAAGCACGTAGTCGCGGGTCAGACCGCGCACTTCCTTCAGGGTGGGCGTTGTCCAGGGCATTTAATTTCTCCCCAACTCATCCCAGAGATCGGCGTAACGCAGCGCGATGCTCTGCCGTGGCCCGCGATAGATTTCGACACCAACGTCGATGCGCTGGGTGTCGGTCTGGATGGCGACGGCGGTGAATTGCGAGGCGATGAGCTGCGTGACGAACGGCTGCAATCCATCGCGGGTGTAGCCCTCGGCGCGCGCGATGGTCGAACCCTGCCGCGCGAATACTCCGGTGATCTTGGTGCGAGCGAGAAGCCACAGCTTGCAGCCGACCGGCCAGCCGTTCCATATCTCCTCGGCGTCCATGTCGCCCCACCAGCCGCGCCGGTCGTCCGATGACGGATCAGGCAATTCGTCGCTGACGTCGGCGAGCGCGTCGGTGCCGAGCGCGATGATGACCGCAGTTTGCAAATCCAGCCCTTCTGCGAGCAGGCGTTGCGGCGTCATCAGCCAATCGAGCGTCACCGCGTAGGCGGGAAATTGGAGTTGTTGCAGATAACGGACATCCGTCATGGGTCAGTGTCCTGACTTGTCGGTGGTCCCGGCTGCGGCGCGTTGATCAGCACGGCGTTGCTCGCGTTGGGATCGGACGTCATGCCCTTGCCGCCGTTGACCCCGTAGACCGGGTTCGATGCATTCTCATCGCCCAGCTTGACCTTGCCGCTGAAGACCCACGTCTTACTTGGCTTGTCGTAATAGCCGACCACAGTGTCGCCGCTGTAGAACTCGATCCGGTTCTTCGTGACGCGCACCTCGTGGTTGACGCTCTGACCTTCGTGCTGGAAATCCTGCTGGCTCTGACTGCTGCTGCTACCACCGCTGGCGTCTTGCGTCCCGGCGCTTGCGCCGCCGTTTGAGTCGCCGCTGCTGCTGCTTCCGGGGCGCTGTTGCTTCGTCTTGTTCACATGGCGCAACGAGACCATGCGCGTTGTGTTCTGTTGCTGACTGCCATCCGCCGCCAATTGGCTCGCGCCACCGTTGCCGCTGCCCTGTTCGTCATCGAGCGACAACAGATAAAGCCCGGTGCTTCGAACCAGCGTCATCTGTCCGTTGTGATCATATTGCGCGTTCTCGCCCGGCTTCAGCCCCATCGGACGATGCCTGCGATCGTCGATCGCGATGCAGACCGGATGATTGCGCTGACCTCCCAAGAAAAGGCAGATGCCTTCCGCCGCCGGTCCCTGCGGTTGCGCGCCGTCGCCGCCCACGCTGCCGCCACCGCTTGAACTGTCGCCGCCGCTCTGGCCCTGCTGCTGATCGCGCGGCAACGGCGTGCTGGTGAAACCGAACGCCTGCACGCGTTCGACGATGCTGCGACTTTCCGAATTCATGCCGTCGAGATGCAATTCCTGCATCATCGGATTGTCGTTGCCCTGATTGAGCGTGAAGCGCACAGCCTGATGCATCACGCGGCCAGACATTTCCATGAGACTGTTTCTCTGCATTGCGTCCTCGCTATTGCGTCTGGAATTGCTGCACTTCCTGCCGATAGTTGAGCAGACCGTTCATGTGCAGCGGGTCCACCATCGTCAGCGTCGTGATGCTGCCGTTTTGGGTCTGTTCGTAAACGCAACCCGCGCAGCCCAGCACGTTGTTCAAGATCAGCGACGGCGAATTCACCGTGTAATATTCGCCAGCGCGCCAGACCTGTTCGGATTGGTTGTAGTCCTTGAACCAGCCTTGCAAGGTGATCTGCGCCTCGATGTAGCTGCCCTCGGTGAACACCTTCTCCATCTGCGCCCGGCGCTGGATGCCGTGCATGGTGTCGGCGATGTCGGCAGGGATCACGATGTAACGATTGCGGGTGGACGATCCGTCGAGATAGGCGACCTGCTTGTTGGTGCTGTCGCCGTTGGAGCTGTCGCTGCCGCTGTTCTGACCGATGACGTAGATTTTGCGGTAAACGTCATTGTCACGCAGCACGCAGTTGGCGCGCAGGATGTTGCCGCCCTCGACCAGATCGCCGGAAGAATTCACCGGGTTCTCGCCAATCGCCGCCATGCCGCCGGTTGGGATCGAGCCGATCACGATGTTGCGCATTCGCGCGTAACGCTCCAACACCTGCATGATCGGCTCACCGGGCTGGATCGCGATTTTTTCAAACGGCGCGTTATCGACCGCACCGATTGTCGTGATCTGGATGCCCAGATGCGCGGTGATGTCGTTCGCCAGTTGCTGCCACGTCTGGCCGTCATGACCGTCCAGCTTCTCCAGCGGCACCGACGAATTGGTCAGATCGTAGGTGTCCCCGACACCGATCAATTGCACGCCGTGATTGGTCGCGTCATACCCGACATGACGCTCCGTGATGTAGCCGAGCACGCCCGGCACGCCGCCGACGTAGATGCGCACCATGTCGCCGGGGACAAATTGCAGCGCATCGACCGTGAGCGGGATCGGGCTTTCCTCGGTGCATTCGAATTGAAATGTCGGGAACGCTTCGGTGATCTTTTGCTCGACGCGCGCGGCGGTCCAGTTGTTGAACAGGTTGCCGCGCACCTCCAGCGTCATCACCTCTTTCGAGCCGAAACGCACCGCCTGCAACGGCGGCGGCGTCGGCAGCGGCGCTTCCGTCGTTCCTCCGGTGATGACGACCCTCTGGGGCGGTGCGGTTACAACCATGATCTAATTCGCCAGCATGATGCCGTCGCGCGGCATGAAGCCCGGATGCACGACGTCGTTTTCGGTGATCAATTCCAGATAGCGTGACGGATCGGCATAGGCGCGCTGCGCCATCAACAGCGCGGGCATCACTGTCTGGTAGGAATAATTGATGACGCGCGGCAGTTGCCACGCTCGATCCGCCAGATAGGTCGTCACGTCACCCTGCAATTGGATGACCGCCATGTAGCTCGCGGCATCGAGATCATCGGAAGCCGCCTCGGCGGTCTGATCAAACGAGGCGCTGAGAGAGAGCGCCGTGGCCTCGACATCGTTGCGCGACACGAACGCGGTGGCTGCGACAATCCGCGCCTCTTGCGCCAGCGTCAGGCGCACAATGGCGAGAACGGTCTGTACCGCTGGCAGACTGATCGGCGTTTCGGACAATGCCTGCAATCGCACCCGGTCCATCGTCACCAGCGTTGCGCCCGATTGCCGCGCCAGATCGACGCAGATCGAAAAGGCGATCGAGAAGGTCGCGATGTGGGTCATGTTTTGATCGGCAATCATCATGCCGACGCAACGCCGCAGCGATGCACCGACGCTGCCGGTCGGATTGACCGCAGCCGACAACACCACCGGGCCGATCCGTTGCACGATGCCGAGAACTTCGGCTGCGTCGTCAGACCTCATTGCTGCGCTCCGTTGAAAGTCGAGACGTAGGGCTGCACTTCGGTTGTGGTCTGTTGCGCGGGTATCGACCCGTCGCTCTGCGGCTGACTGGCGACCGATTGCTCGACGGCAGTTGCAGAATTCTCGATGTTGCCCGATGCGGAGGTCGTCGGTCGGTAGGCCGGGTCGCCGTACTCGACAAAGTCCATCTCGATGCCGCACATGCCGCCGCGTTC